CCCTCATATGAGGGCTTTTTGTTTAACTTAGATCCTACTAATTAGTGGAATGTTACATTAGTAAGATTAATACCGTCGACGTAGTCACCAGCATTGCCCAGTGATGAAGCAGTGTTAGTCAACTCTTTGTAACCATAACGTGTCATGAATGATACGACTGGCTCGAAAGTGTTGGGGTCCATGACTGGACCTGTGCTCATCAGTGGTACGTATGGGCAATAGAACGCAGGAGCATCTGTCTCAGATGAACCTTTGTAGCCTACCAATACCATTGTGCCGTCACTTGCATAGTTATCAGCAAATACACGGAGTGTTCCATTCAGTGTACCAACAAACTTAGTGTTAGTTGGAGCTTCGAAACTACCTTCAGTTGTGCGAGCAAATGTTGATGTGCTTGCGCTCTGGAGGATTGTCAGTGCTTCGGGAGAAACAACAACATAGTTACCAGCGCCACGGCGTGTTCTGGCCGCGATTCTGTTAGCTGAACGGTTAATTTCTGTAGCCAGGATAGCATGGCGATCACCAACGTATACTGGGTTGTAAGTACCTGCACCACCACCTGTTACAGTAGCGTTGTTGTAACTGAAGTCCATGAAGTCAACAGTTGTTGTTGCAGGTGTAGCAAGTGCGCGCAGGCTGCCGATGATCTCTTGATCGATTTCAACAACAATTTCCTGAGCAAGTGCTTGCATAATTTCTGCTTCAACGTCAACACCGTGCATGGCTTCTGCGTCCTGTGCAGCTTCGAAGGTCCAGCGAGCTGATAACCTACGAGTCTTGGCTTCCACAGTCTCTTTCAAGATCTGGATGCTCATCTTGTTACCCACAGTACCTTCAGCAGCTGATGTAGCATCTGGCTGACCTGAATACTGAGTAGCAAGAGCAAAAGGACTCAATGCTTCTGTGCCAGCGACAACGCCAGCAGCTGTTTCTGCGTAACGTACACGCAGTGTGTGGATCTGACCCACGGGGCCAGTCATAGGCTGTACACCAACCAACTCGTTAGCGATAACGCTAGGCATTACGCGACGAATCAGAGGCAACATTACCTTATTAAGTGTTGCAATATTACCAGCAGCCGTTGCACCTGCAGTAGCAGTTTCTGTCAAATACTTCTTAGCATTCTCCAGAACAACATCCATAGTACCCTTACGCTGACCTGTGAGGCCTTCTGTAAGCGCTTCTTTAGTGGCTGCCCAGTTGCTTTCAAACAATTTAGCCATTTTAATCTCCTATCAAAGTCCGGCTAACTTACGGATCTCAATGATTTCAGCACTGGTTTCCGTTTCGTTATTTTTAGATTCAGTTAAAACTGTCTCTTCTTTGTTACCAGTTACTTCGCGACTGCTGGTAACCGATTCGTTTAATGCCTTCTTTGCTCTGGGTGCATCTTCACTGATAACACTAGGCAGATACTTTTCAAAAGCACCGTCCAGTTTTTCAGTTTTTACACTTTCCAACAAATCTGACATAATTTCTTTTTTATCACGGCTGAGTGGCTTCATCAACTCATCAAGTTTCTCTTTTCGAGCATACTTGTCCTCAGCTACTCTTAAGCGGCTCTCTGTGAGAGATACAGTCTCCTCACGTTGCTTAATTTTGTCTGAAGCTTCTGCAAGTTGTGATTTCATTTCAGCTAGTGTTTTCTGGAATTGACGAATTTCTTTGGTTTCGTTCAGATACGATGTATTGTACTCTGAAGCAAACGCTTCGAAAATTCGACGTCCAAAGTCATTTTCGCGAGCTGATGTGATGTCATTTTTAAACGTCTGGATTTCTGTAGTCATGGTAGAGTTGATAACTTTCTCAACTTTTTCCGCGGCTTTGGAAATAAAGTCCCTTTTAGTTTCAGCTAGCTGACGCTTGCCTTCACGGACCATTTTAACCTTCTGTTCAACCAATGCTTTCTTGTCTTCGTGAAATTCCACAAGCTCTTCAGCAAGTTGATCAGTAACAAAACCGTCCAACTTATTGAGGTGCTCTGAAACGCGACTACGATCAGCATGGAGTTCCTTGACTTCTTTGGCAACCATTTCAGTTACAAATCGATCCAGGATCTTTGCGTGTTCACTTACAGCTTTGCGATATTTAACTCTTTCTTCTGCCAGGGCCTTCTTGTCCTCTGCTAGTTCAGAAACTTCAGCTTCGACTCGTGTAGAGATAAAGTTATCAACTGCTTCCACAATCAATCCCTTGTCATGCTCATAACGCTGAGCAAACTCTTCACGAAGTTCTGCCGTCATTTCCTCACGGGCTTCGGACAGGCGTGACTCCCAGGCTTCCTGAATGGTTTCACGTGCCTCTTCAGACAAGTTAGTTCCTTCCAGGAGTTCGTTAAATGTCACTGCCATTTCTATCTCCTATTACTTGAGATTTAATTCCCTTATAAAAGACTCCATGCCCTTTACAAGGTATTTTTCTGCGCTTTTATCGTGTGTTACTGCGGCGGCTGTTCTGTGAAGAACTGCACCACCGCGCATGTTAAACAAACTCTCATACACCGGCTTAGGATAAGCTTCTGGAGCACTGGGTTGTGCCACAATATCCACTGTTACGCATTCAAAACCCTCAACAATGCCGCTATCGTCCACATTGCCTGAGCCTCTGCTGCTTACACCCAGTTTAGCACCAGCCTTTAACAAAGCTTCTGCTATATTACCCATGGGCGTTTGTATGAGTTTAAGTTTTCCTATACCATTATTACCGTCCATCCACATATCTTCGATGATGTGACTAACACGGTCCAGGTTTATTTGGAGCTCCGGCGGATGATCTAGTTCCCCCATGACGGTTTCACCTTTTCTGATCCGCTGATCTATCTCATCTACTGCTTTTTTAATTTCGTTCAGAGGATAAACTCTACCATTCTGGTTTCGCTGCTCTGCCTGAACAAAAATACCTTCCATGCCCAAAGTCTTTTTACCGTCAGCATCTTCGCTTTCAAAGATTCTAACTTTAGCGTCTGTGGGATTAAGATATTCGAACAGTTGACGTGACATATCTACTCCTTATTATTGTTGCTTTTGCTCTACATCAATGTTATGATTGCCTGGATCCTGGGGATTAGCATTTGCTGAATCACCATGATCACCTTCACCACCATCCTTGGAGTGTACAGGCTCGCCAGCGCCCTCGACCTTAGTTTCCTTAGGTGCTTGAGTAAATGGGCTAGCATCATTATCACTGGTAGGAGCTTTGGGATCTGCTACATTATCTGACAACTTTGTTGCTTCTTCCAGAGAATCTTCAAAGTTTTCATCTAAATCATATTCCACAGATTCCATTTCCTGTGCATCAAATTCGATCTCGTCTGCATCAGCGTCTGCTGCGGCATCCATAGCATCATCTGCGTCATCTTCAGCTTCGTCGTCATTAGCCATAAGCTTTTCAAACTCTGCTTTGAGATCAGCAAGTTCATCTTCAAGATCGTCCAGCTTATCTTCCATGTCGCCGTCCATCTTACCGTCATCTTCGTCGTCAGCTTCACCAAACTCGTCGGCTTCCACTGCATCCTGGATGTCAGTAACATCTTCAACATAATCTGCTGAAGGATCTGAGTGATCGATTGTTTCTTCAACTTCCTCGTCGATTTCTTCCTCTTCGTTGCGCTTCTTTTTAGAACCGCACGAAGATTCATCTACCTCTTCTGACTCTTCCAGATCTTCCTCAACTTCCTCTGACTCGTCCAGAACGCGCTCATATTGCTGACGGGCTTTTGCTACAACATACTCGTGCAACAGCTCTTCAGCTTGATCGTTCTCTTCTGCCAAAAGGAGTTCAAGAATCTGTTCGAGATTTGCTCTTGATTCTGACATTGTGGCCTCCTATTTTTTAAATTAGAACCGTAACTAGACTCCCAGATGGAGTCTTCCACAAGTATATTTACAAATAAAAGTGTAAGATAATGATTTTCAGGCTCAGAATGAACCATTTTGAGTAGATTTTAAAGTAAAAATATATTTAGTGCTAAAAAGTTTGTAAAAAACTATAGTTTATTTAAATTCCCTGATCTTCTGGCTGAGCACCATACATGATTCTCAAAAACTTTTTGTTAGAAATCTTTTCAGCTTTCTTTAACTCACGCAATTTGCGAAGTTTATTGAGTTGTTCCAGAGTAAGTCGTTGCTTTCTGGTGTCAGAAGATTTAAACTGTACACTGTTATCACCTTCTGGGCTATAAAATTCGTCTAATCTCATGACTGTATTTATGAAGGCATAGTGCCTGCATCTCCCAGGCCTGCACCAGCATCGTCCAACCCACCACCAATACCTGCTATATCACCCAAACCGTCTTCACCACCTTGGGCAGGGGGTGGTTCAGCAATTTCTGTGCTTACATCAATGTCCTGTTGAGGTCTTAGACCCACATTCCTGAGTTGTGTTTGTTCAGTGCTAACATCACCATACTGATCGATATCATTCTCCTCACGCCACATCTCCTCATTTTCACGCATCTCCTCCTCGCTAAGTCCCAGATACTTCTTGAGTTTAAACTGATTGCTCATGTAAGTAATACCAGCAACCTGGCTATACAATGCTGCGCGTTCTGTGTTAAGTTGTATTTCCCTGTAATCACCAAAGTTTTGTGGTGGAGTTAATTTAATACTGAAGTTTCCGTTGTCAACTTCCACTCCTCTCCATTTTAGATACATCTTAAACTCAAAGTCCAGACTTTCCTCAATTTGTCGTTGCAAACGTTCAACATACTTGGAAAATCTAAATTCCTGAATATATGCTACACCAACTTTGCCGTCGTTGTACAGTGCAGATCCGTCTTCGGGTCCTGTGGGCAAATATGAACTAGGAATACCCAAACCTCTGAGAAGTTTATTGTTAAAATATTTAAGATCGTCGATGTCACCCAGGTTGTCGCCGCCTGGCAAAGTATCCACTTTCGAACCTCTGCCATCTGCTGTTTGAGCAAAGAAATAATCCTCTAACATACTCATGGGATTGTATGCACTGTCTGCTATGCTCTTGCCGTCTGCAGTCTGATTGGGAATACGCTTTTGTTTTACTTCATATTTAACTTGCTCCAGATACTGCCTGGCCTGATGTGCTGGCATATTACCCACATCTATAAAAAACACACGGCGCTCTGGCGCTCTGTGCAATCTGTAAATCAGTACAGCATCTTCCAGTAATTCTTTCTGACGATAAATTTTATAGATGGGATCAAGTATGCTATTACCAAATGGCCAGTCAGGCCCCATGCCATCACTCATAGTAGGGTGTACAAAGTGATCCCCGCCCACCGCAACACTGCTAGCTGCACCTGACTGTGCCTGACTAGTATATGCATCAGCAGTATTAAATGTACTCATGCCCTGTAAATTAGTGCCTACATTGTGCACTGGACTAATGCGAGTTGCAATTAGATGCTCAAAGTTTGGGTCCAAATTACGCACAAAAATGTAATCCACGCTCTTTCCTTCGGCCTGATTAACTATGATCTTCTCTATTTGTGCAGGGTCAACCCAATATAACTTATATGTTTCTGGGTCTCTGATCAGGAAACAATCACCGTATTTTATAGTGCTTCTAAACATTTTAAACAGACGTTTACGCCAGTCATTGATGCTACACCAGTTTTTCAACACTTTGGAAATTAACTTTGACTCAGTGTCTGAGGGATCCTCGTCGTATTTTACTATAAAAGGAATACCCGAATATTCATCGTCCTGTGTGGCAAATTCTGCAATTGTGTCCAGTGCAGTATGGATCTCTGGATCTGTATCCATGGCGTCATATTGTCTGTAACGCATAAGTCTATTGGGAGATCCAGCATAGACCTCAGGCAACCAGCCACGACTATTATCCATGCCGAACCCCGAACTACCCACACCAGATTTACGTTGTTCACCTGTGACATTGAGTGGTAATCCTGAATTATCAACTGCTGTAAAAAACTTTTTCCAAGTCATATCTTTATCCTGTCTTAGTGGTATTTATCCACTATAACAAAAATATATTACAGATACTGAGCTGGGTCTTTGCCAGCCTTTCTGAGATTGCGTTCGTTGATAATTTTAACGGCTAGATTACGTTCAGTGAAACTCATTTGCCAGGCGTCTCTGACACTAATACTACCGTCGCTATATATAGCAAGTTCTAACACAGCTTTTTCTGTATCCTCTGTTTGCTTCCTGAGTTTGGATATGTACTCTACTACACTCTGACTGTCAGCATTTCTCAGGAAGCGGTGGAAAAATTTACAGGGTCAAACTCCAGGTTTGTGTCAAATACATGACCACAGGATTCTTCCTGACATTGGATTTTTACATTCTTATCTATGCCTGCTTCGCCCAGCAAGTTTACTTGTTCAGTTACTTTCTTTCCAATATCACTGCTACAATTTTCCATGTACTCACGAATGTTATCACGATCAGTCACTATAAATTCCTCATCTTCGTCGTCCATGCCTGATATGCTATATATGCTGTCCAAAATTACTAAAAAATTAAGCTCTGCCATTTTCATGTAGCTGTCATTGAATGCTTTGAGTTTTTC